TTATAGAAACTGTTTCGCGTTTTCAACAAAATCATCTAAAAACGCATCATCAAAATTGGTTGTGTAATTAAAATCTTTTGATACTCCCCACCCATCATTATTGATTAGTACAAATCGAACTCGACAAACATACATATCTTCTTTGAATGAATACTTTCTATCGCTAATTTCGATCATTCCATCCGAACGCTGGATTATTTTAGTCATATTACCTCACGCTAACGGCCATTCATCATCACTGAACTCATATTCAGGGAAAATAGATAGATTTGGTTGTTGGTATTCATCTGTTTTTGATTCTTTTGGCGGCTCTGGCCAACCTTCAAAATCAAGCCATCGTAAATCTTCCCGTTCTTTTTCTATTTCTATCAACTCCGGTGGACGAACGTTCCCTTCTTCATCCACATAACCTGAACGTATTTTTACCTTACGGCCATCATGTAGGTTCAAAGAACTGCCTTTCATAAAGGCGTTAAGTGCATATTCATCAAGGGATTCAGGCTTTTTACCTAAAGGCATTAAGATTTTAGATAGCTTATCGCTCACCTGTCCTTTTTGATCCTTTTCGGGATCGTCCGTACAGTTATTGACAGAACTCCAAGGAGCAGCTGCGCTGCTATCAAGAGCAAGAGCCTCCGCTTCAAGTTCATCGAATTTCTTAACCTTATTTTGAATCGTCCACGTTCTTACGCGAGTTTTAATAAACTCACCTGCTGCAAGTATCCCTTCGACCTTACGGATGGTTTCAGAATAACGAGAAGAAAACGGCAACTCTTCATAAGCATTACGAACAACCAAAGCAGCACGTTTAACGAATGGGCCACCCTGCCCCATGATGTAACCTTGCCAATTACCTTCATCAGCAGATCGCATGGTTTTAATCACGCTTCCGTTTTGATGGGTAATTGTTGGCTGATAAGCATCACCTAAACGTTTCATTAGGTCAGGTTTAGTAAATGCGGCATCTGGTTGTTGTGGTCCTACATGGGTAAACACCATCGAGCGATAAACAGTTAATAACTGTGAACGTTCTTGAGAGTGTAAGAAATCCATATAAGAGGCTTTATCAAGGTTGGCCAAGCGGCGTAATTCACGATAAGTGGTAACTGGTGCGCCACCAATAAATTGAAATTGACGAATGTTCCAGCGGCTTTTCCAAGCACTGACATTCTTGGCCATGTCCTTAATTGGCTTATCAGTTTCATCAGAAACCGCATCATCCATCGCATAGCCATCAATATTTTTAGAAATATATTTAGCAATGTAGCCAGTAGCAGAGCCCTGTTCAGGGTCTATGTCTTTCACATCACAACGCGCAGAGTGATCAAACTCTCCGCTTTTCATTAATTCTTGTTTGTCTTCTTTCGTCGCATAATCAATGAAGATGCGAGTAATCTCAGCTTTATCTTCAGGCTTACACCAAAGAAGTAAATGCCAGTGTGGGGTTCCATCATGATGTGGTTCAGCAACACGAATCCCAAACCAACGAAATTCATCTCGGCCTAACTTAGCGCGAATGCGTGACCAAACTCCATTCAAGTAGATTTGAGCATCACGAGGACTTGCACCACTCCAATGGGAAATGAAACCGCCACGTTGGTAACTGTTGTGATATTTACCCGGAGTCGTTAACGTTAAGAACAAACCACAAAGACCCATTTCATCTGCGATATTTTCACAGCCTCTGGTTCTTGTCATAAGCTCATGACGACGAATAGCCGGATTCGACACGCTTTTTAAAACCATGTCTTTTAATTCACATTCTTCTTGAGTGTTTTCATCGATGAGGATTTTGTTTTGAATTGCATCCCAATTGCGCTTTTGCTGTTCTTGGTGCTCACGAACGCAATCATAAGAGCAATAAGCCGAAGCTCGTTTTGATACCTGCCCCATAGCAATGGCTAAATGTTCACGCATGATTTTACGCGCTTTCACTAAGCGACCACGCCACCATTTTTCATCCTGCATTCTGAAAATATCGCTGTAGACACCTTCTGCAGTAAGGACTTTCTTTTTCTTATGAGGCGCAACAATGCCAAAGCTATAAGTTAATGACGCTAAACCCTCAAATACCTTAATCAGCCCTGCATCAATATCTTTATCTGTATCACCGCTATGCTCAATACTTAATTGAGTAAAGCGGTCTTGTATGATTTTAGATATTTTAAATGCCATATCTTTTAGCTCGTCTAACTCAAGCTCTGCAAGTAAACGGGACTTTGGCTTTTTAGGTTTAACAACTTCAAGGTTAAATTGAAGCTGGCCAATGCTTGGAGCTTCGTCTTCATCAAAATCGAATTGATCAATGTCTTCATTCATCAATTGAATTTTGTTGTATGTTGGTAAATGGCGGTAACGATAAAGCACAACACTCACACGGCGCTGCAGTTCATCACCCATTTTCTCTGTTAAGAATTTAGCCGCTTTTGCACGACCTTCTTTTTTGAAAATTGAGATATAACGATCAGCAAAATACCTTGCTAAATAGTTAGGTAAGCCAGAAAAGAATTGTTTGCGCCATTCGTGATTTACTCTATCTACTAAATAAAGCTTACGCTCAACAATCGACATATCATCAGGTTCTTTATTCTTAACTGATGTATCAGGTAAAAGTGTTAGGATCTCTTTTGGCTTTTGAGGGAATACGCACAAACCACCAAAGCTTAAACAAGCTTTAGTGGCTGCACGTTGTTCTTGAGGAGTGAAAGTTAGCTTAGCCATTAGAACGGAATATCTTCACAGAACTTTTCATTTTCAGCTCTCGCTTTAATTTGCTTATTCTGGCGATAAAAACTTAAGCGAAGTAAAAGCGGACAAACTTCATTAGATGAATATTGAACACTAGAAACCAAGTTCTTAATTTTCCCCACATCTTTAGGTGAAAACTCACTTTCTAATAAAGCAACCAATGCAGACATTGAAGATATTTTATAGGCTCTTTGATGAAGCCCGATAGATGGCGTAGTTTTGTGAATATTAAATATTGTGCGATGTAGACAATAGTAAAGCTGATAAAACTCTTTAATTGAAACACCAGACGGCTTATTTACAGCCACATCAACAACTTGGTATGTCTTACGTTTTTTATCTAACTTTTTAAGCACTGCATCTAATGTATCAGCGTAGACAAATAACTTTGCACCACCTACAGACCAAGCCGTTAGTACTTGTCTTTTTTTGCCAAAATCATGAAAGTAACGATCATTAATCATGATTGCTTTTGCTTTTTCGATAACACTCATAACGCTGCAAACTCCTGTGTATCACAAACTATAAAACCGCCCGTGTGATTACCACGAACTAGCACACCGTTGGTGATATGCTCGCACTTCAATTGAGCGCAAGCGTTATCAATCGCTAGTTCTTTTGATTCAAACTCGCCAAGCTCTTTCATGTGAATTTCATTCGACTTGGTATCACGAACAACACCACCGCCACTGTTTAAGATTACCGCTAAGAAACGAAGCATGATTAGTTCCCTTTTCTTTCAAGAACAACATACAACTCAGACCAATCACTTAACTGATTATCTGTAGGTGCATGACCATGGTTTTTCATATAAGCAATCGCCATTTCTGCCAAGAATCTATCTTTGCTCATGCCGTTACCTCTGCGTTGTCTTTTGCTTCAATAATCAAATCAGCAATACAACTTTCTACTTTAAGCAAAGAATCAATTGTTGAGTTATCCACGACCTTTTCACCCTTCATCAAATCCATGCAATACCCATCACCAAGGTTACACACATAATGTGCAGCTGTTGAAGGGCCACATAAGAACAATTCTCTGTCTTTAAAAACGCTAACCACAACACAATTCGACATGGATACGTAAGTAACACTAATTGTTAAAGGCTTTGAACAGTCCATAGCCATACTCATAATTGAACTAACTACCGCTTGAATATCTCTTTCATTTGATTCATTCATTTCATTGCTCCTGTGCAATAAACAAAATTTAGGTACAAAAAAAGCCCCCTGTTACAGGGGCAAAGGTTGGCTAGGTATTAATTAGGCTTGGAAATGGCTTGGTTTTAATTTGTTTACATCACCAACTTTAGAATCAAAGCGTTTAGTGATGCCTTTCAACTCTTGCAAACCACGGCGAATCTTTTGTAATTCAAGTTCATTAAATTCTTCAAAGTTACGATGACAATCTGAAGCAGGTAATCCGCCAGCAATACAAATCATTCCACGACCACGAACGGTCAAAGAGTTAAACGCCATCTTAATAAGGTCACGCTTATGCCCTTTAGAGAAAAGAGCCTTACACGCTTCAATACTTTGTATTGCCGATGGCGCTGAATTTGATGCTTGTGCTAACTGAGCCATGATTAGTTCCTCACGATAAACCCGGTATTGGTGCGCCGTTTACAACGAAATCTAAACTCATAGATAGAAACGGTGACAATCCGGATGTTTTGTTTTCAAGGTCATTCATTAGCAACACCAAGTTACTAACGCTTTTATGCGCTCTATCTAACAGTTCATTGCGTCTTGAACGTGGTAAACGAATTTCACCTCCGTTCTCTAATGCCATACGAGATAAATCGCCGGCATACACACTGTTCTCTAAAGCTCGTTTAATTAAGGTTTCTTGGTCTGCATTTGGATCAACTCTCGCGGCAACCATATCGAGACTAAGCAAAACACTATTAACGATGCAGTAATTACCGCTTATTTCAGTAATTTCTACCAAGTCACCAACCGTTAACTTATGTGGTTGGGATGGATTCAACTTATTACGCAGCATTGTTGGATTAATACCGCTATCTATTGCTATCTGCTGCACGTTCTCTGAATTAGAGAAAGCACAACAAGACTCGTTAAATGCGTTTTGTTTAGACTCACCTAAAGTGCACATTGAGTTGTTTCCGTTCATATCCAATACTCAATTAAAGAAAAAGACGAAAATGAAACACCACTTACACTTGTTGCAATGCAGCGCGTTCATAAACCTTAACTAAATTGATAAGAATGGAATTTTTCTCACCACGCTTTGGAAGGACTGGAATGTCTCCAGCCGCAATTGCACGGTCCAATGAAGATGAAGACCATCCTGTACGTCGTAAAAATTCTTTTTTTGTGCAAAAAGGTGCATCAACCGCTATTTGAAGACTTGCCATAAGTGGTATCCTACGTAGTTAGCTACTATCTAATGTATTATGATGCATATTGAGGCATCAACTCTGAATTGAGGCAATTATTGATCACTTATGACGACATTACAAGCCAAAATACCGCCATTCGACTACATTGGCGGGAAAAAATTTACAGTAAACTTGAAAGATGTCGCAGATGTTGACACTTTTTTAAAGCTTGCTGATGTTTTCGGCATTCCAAGAACTACAATAACGACATGGAATACTCACGACCGGACATCTTTCGAATTAATTGTTCGTGCACACTTAGCTACAGGTGCTTCAGTTCGTTATATGGCTTTAGGTGAAGGTGAAGCATTTGAAAACAATGTAACTACTGTCCCAAGCCTAAAAGTATCAAAGCTAGTTGATGGTGCATTGTTAGATGGTGGGAAAATTAATCTTGATGAGGAGGCACTAAAACGCTTCGGGTTAACACCATTTAATACTCAAGTCATTGAAGATGATGCAGGCATGTATTACATCAATAATGAATCAACAGACCCTGTATCTGGTGATTACCTGCTAAATGTTGATGGACGTTTATCAATAAACAACCTTCAACGTTTACCGGGAAAGAAATTAGCAATAGCATTTGGTACCTCAACAATTGAAGTCTCAGAAGAAGATGTAAAAGTTGTAGGTCGAGTAGCTATGGAAATGAAGAAAAAATAATAAATATTTATTGGTTAGGAGATTAAAAAATGGCTAAAGAATTAAAGCATGTAACTAAATATCGTGACAACCATCTAAAACTTGGTGAATCCATAATTGCATGGGGCGAAGGTTACATTGGCGATATGATGGGGGGGGGTGATAAAAAACAGCAGAATGGAGCCTTAATTGTTACAAATTCACTTGTGATTTTTTATCGAAAAGGTTTTTTAGGAGAAGTTCTTGAAAGTATTCCTTTAAAAGGAATAACTTCAATTGAGCGTAAATCAATACTTGGTCATAGAACAATTAGCATGCACACAAGTCATGATGATCTTACTTTTAAATGCTTAAATAAAGAACATGAACAACGCTTAATTAAAGCTATCGATGCAGGACGTGATTCAAAAATAGAATCATTAGTCGCAGAAGAAAGTAGTCTCGATAAAATTAAGAAACTTGCAGATTTAAAAGATGCGGGGATTCTTACTGTAGAAGAGTTTGAAATAAAAAAAGATCAGCTATTACAAAAAATATAATTCATCAAGGACAATATATATGAAAACAATAGCTGATATAAAAAGAATTTTAGCTAAAGGTAACTTAACAACTGTAGCAAATAAGCAGTTATCATCAGGCATTATTTCAGATGAACAAGGGAATGATTGTCAATTTAAAATCATCCATGGCTGGGATTCAACTATTGCAGCACTATGTGATAGTTCTTGGGGTAAATTTAATATGCGAATATTAGATTACATATATCAAGCTCCAATAAGTGATAAAGAAAAAGAAACGTTACTTGAAACATCACAGTTTGAGGATCATCACTGGTCGTGGGAAAAAAAACATCAATGTTTATATAGTGAACAGTATGACTGGTTTTTTTATACCATAGATGATATCCCACAAGCAGCATGTGTTGTTTACCATCCAAAACAATCTATTAAATCAAACAAAAATATTTTTTATATCGAATTTCTTGCTGTTGCTCCATGGAACAGACCAAATCACATCGAATCGCAGAAATTTAAAGGCATTGGTTCATCTCTTTTAAAAAATGTTATTGAATATGCAAAGAATCAATTAGGTCTTATCGATGGATTCAGCTTACATGCATTACCTAAAGCTGAAGGTTATTATAATAAAATTGGCATGATTCGATTTACACAATATGATAAAGGGCCTCTTGGGTATTTTGAAATGCCAGAACAAGAGCAATTGTCTTTTTTGGAGGCTCAGTAATGTCAGTACAAAAATTCGATGATTCCATAATTAACTCAGAAGCTAAAGAATCAGCTAAGTCTCTTTATGATTCATATTGTTTAACTCAAGAACAGCTGGCTAATCTACCCGCAAAGTTTAAAAAAGACTTTGAAACTGTTCGCTTTAATATGTTTAAAGAAATTCATCATCAAAAAACCAGTAACCCTTTATTTCGAAAATTAAATAATACCAATGATGCGCTAGTTATATACTGGTTAAGTAGCATTAAAAAAATAGCATCTCTATTTATATCATTAAATGACATACCTAAATTTAATGGTATAACTAAAGAAGAATTAAAAGAAATTGCTAATTTAAATTATAATGTCGATTCATTGAAAGAACTAGAAAGAATATTAGCTTTAAAAGGTATCATCTTTGTCATTGAGCCTTCATTACCTAGCCTAAAAACGGATGGTGCCGTCTATAAACTGAGTAGTGGTAATCCAGTCATCGCCTTAAGTCTTAGACACAAAAGACTTGATAACTTTTGGTTTACATTAATGCATGAGTTATCTCATATTTTCTTACATTACGACAAATTTGATAGTTATATCATTGACGATATTGAGGATATTGAAACTCATAAGACTGAATTAATCGAATTAGAGGCAAATAAGTTAGCTAATGACCTACTTATCCCTAGAAACATTTGGCGAACTTGTCTCGCTCGTAGGGATCTTAAAAGTGAAAGTATAATTGCATTTTCCAAAATTCATAATATCCACCCATCGATTATTGCAGGACGTATTTGTTTAGATAACAAAGAATGTTATAAAAAATTCTCAAAAATACTTAATGAAATCGACACTAGAGAGATATTAATTCATGAATAATTATACCCCATTTTTAAAATTTAAAACTTGTGAGATCAGTGCGCTCAAAGCATTAAAAAATCATGAATTAGTTGATATTACTCCATTTTTTGATTTAGCTACAAAAAATGAAATTCAGGCTAGTGATGTAGAAAACACCATACTCAAAGGTGTTAGAAAGTATGAACTAAATTTCAAAGATGCGAATGGTTTCTATATTGATGATTATGATTTAGATGACAGCCTAAGAATAAATAATGGCATCGTATATGAGTTTTTAATAAAAGAGTTTACACAAACATCATTTATCCCAGTCATTGGTTTAGATCGAACTCAAGAAAGAATCGATGTTATATCTCAGTATAAATCTAATAAAATGATCAAGAGTAATACTATAGCTCTACGGCTAAATCGTGAAGATTTTCTAAGTTACGTAATTAATGAAGATGATATTCGAGATATTTTAGAGCCTCTAATCGACGGTGTAACCCCTCTTTATAACAATATACACCTAATTTTAGATTGTAGAATTTGTTCTGATTCAGATGTTACTCTTTTGAGTAATAACATTATTAAGTTTTTAATTGATATACAAAAGGATTTTGATTTTTCTAAGATAATAATTACAGGCTCATCTATTCCACCGTCTATTGCCGACGTACTCCCTGTTTTAAGTGATACACATCTAATCCGCAATGAATGTGAGATATTTGAGCGTGTAAATCATGAACTTCACAATGTAGAAATTGGCGATTACGCCACTGTAAGTCCAAATTATTCAGATGTAAATATTCCGGTCACTGCTTTATATAAAATAATGACACCCAAACTTGTGTACACATATAAAGGGCATCATTATTTTATAAGAGGTGGGGCAATTGAATCACATCCAAGAGGCGCAAAACAGTATGATGATATGAGCATTACTCTAATAAATAATACATTTTATCGAGGTCATTCATATTCAATAGGTGATGCTTATATTACAGATAAATCACAAGGAAAGGGGAAAAACGCCCAACCTAGTAGTATTAATAAATTTTTGGTCAATGCCCACATAACTTTTATGCTGAATGATTATTAATATTTAAGTTTCTGCTCACTAGTGAGTTTGCTATGGTTCTGCTAATTTGAATCTTATTCATTTTAGCTGAAATTTCACCCGCAAACTCTCTTTTATTAATTTTATCATTAATGTTCAAATCATTTTCAGTGTTTACATTAGCCAATTCACTACGCCACAATGTAGCAAGAGCCAACTCTTTATCAAAATCAAGATTAACCGTAGCTTTTCTTATATGTTTGAACTTAATGCCCTCGTCACTAACAAATGCAATGATAATCCCCCAGAAAGCAGGTGATTTATTAAGTGCTTCTTTAAGTTTTTTCTCTGTTGTTACTAACGATATCTTATTAAAAACTTTATTATAAAATCCACCTTGAACTTTAATTCTATTAACGTTATCTCTATCACCCTTAATTTCATAGCAATGAGCTTCGCTATGAATAGTTACAACATCAGCAATAGCATTCCCCCTATGAACATGTAACTCTTCCAGAATCCGTCTAGGTTTGATTGCTTTCCCATTCAAAAAATCAATTAATTTTGGTCTAATTTCGGCGTCATTTAAGTACATAATACAAACTCATAAGTAAAGCTATGCGTATAGTATAGCCCTGTTTAAGATGAATCAATATGAAGTTTATGGTGTTCTTTACTATCAACCGAATACTGGTACTAAAAGGCTTACTTATAAGTTTATTTTTGTCAAAACTAAACATTGATTTTACCAGCCTACTTGATACTGTACGTAAACACAGTATCAAATGAGCTTTTTTATGGCTGTAAGAAATTTAAAAGATGGTAATAAGTTGCCTTGGCTTTGTGAGTGTTACCCACAAGGCCGTAAAGGAAAACGTATTCGTAAGCGCTTCGCCACCAAAGGTGAGGCGCTTGCATTTGAAAAATACACAATGCAAGAGGTTGAAAATAAACCGTGGCTTGGTGAAAAAGTAGAACAACGCAGTTTATTAGATATGGTCACCCTCTGGCACCATCGCCATGGTATCTCACTGACCCATGCAAAATACACCTACCGAAAACTTCAAGTAATCGCACTTGGCATGCGAGACCCACTCTATACAAAACTCACAGCAAAAATGTTTACCGAGTACAGAACGACTCGTTTAGCTGGTGAAATCGCTGATTTGAATAATCGTAAAGTCGCGGTATCTTTTCGAACCTGTAATATTGAGCAAGATTTATTGAATGCAGTAATTGCAGAGCTTATTCGCATGGAAGAATGGAAATCACCAAACCCATTAGCTTCTGTTCGTCATTTTAAGTTACATGAAGAGGAAATGCAGTTCCTGACTCTTGATGAGATAAAAAAATTACTTAGTGCGGCTGCTCAACATCAACATCCTGATATTTTAAAAGTAGTGAAAGTTAGCCTTGCCACTGGTGGACGTTTTTTAGAAATAGCTAACCTAAAAGGCTCTCAGTTAAATAAATATAAAATTACGTATACAAAGACGAAAGGGAAGAAAAACCGCACTGTACCGATTAGTGAGGCGCTTTATGATGAGATTTACAAGGAAGGTTCAGGATCATTATTCAATATTAGCTATTCAACTGCTTATCGCTTCATTGTGAACAGTATGCCACATTTGAATAATCAATCTTTTCATGTGTTACGTCATACGTTTGCAAGTCACTTTATAATGAACGGTGGGAACATTATCGTCTTACAACGTATTTTAGGTCACTCTGATATTAAACAAACTATGCGTTATGCTCATTTCTCACCAGAACACTTAGAAGATGCCGTAACTAAAAACCCCCTAGCTCACCTGTGA